AACGCAGATGAAGAAATTGAACACGAGTTTGCGGTGCGTACGGGGGCGGCAAGACCGGGTGCGAAAAGTGAGCAAGATGCCATTATCGATGGCAAGTACTTTATTACTCGTTACGTTTACGCAGGTAGCTTTACTCATGATAATATGCGCCCATTCTGTAAGAAGATGGTTGAAGCGGGTAAGCTATACCGCAAAGAAGATATCGTAGCTATGGAAAACGTAGCCGTCAATCCCGGATGGGGCCCTGAAGGTGCAGCTACTTATGATATTTGGTTTTACAAAGGCGGTGGAAACTGCCGCCACTTTTGGGAGAAGCGTGTGTATGTAGATGCAAAGGGCGCAAAGATTAATCCTAACGATCCTGATGCTAAGCGCATCGCTGTGGCATTAGCTGAACGCATGGGGTATAAGGTGCGCAACAATGCACTCGTTGCAAAGCTTCCTGAAGATATGCCTTACAACGGCTTCTTACCAACCAATCCTATTTACGGCAATCAATAATTACAACTATGGCAGAAGTACTTTTAATCTCAGAGAACTACATAAAGAAATACACCACCGTGAATGGTAGTGTTGACCCAAACATACTGTATCCATCGGTATATCTTGCACAGGATAAATGGCTGTTACCATTTCTTGGTACTGACTTGCTGAACAAGATTAAGAACGATGTAGCAAACAACACTATTGCGGGTAACTATCAGATACTGCTTGAAGATTACATCCAAAAGATGCTCTTGTGGTGGGTAATGGTGGATGTTACGCCTAACCTTTGCTATCGAATGGACAATGGCACGCTAGTACAACGTCAATCGGAAGACACCGTACCCGTGTCTGATGTAGTAATGAAGGATATGATAGACCGTGCAAGGCAAAACGCAGAACACTACACCACTTTGCTCGTTGACTACCTATGTGCTAACTCAAGTTTGTTCCCTGAATACTCAACTGCTACGTGGCCTGATAGATCACCACGCACGGATGTGACTAACACGCTCAACTACCAGTTCAGCACGGGCAATACTGCTACTTCATATCGTCCTACCTACTCACGTAACATTATCAATCGCATACCATGAGTGAAAAGAAGACACTGAAACAAGATTACACCGAACGTTTGCGCAAGTACGAGCGTGAGCTGTCACTAAAACTACGTGCCAATGGCAACAAAGAAGCAGCCAAACCAACAACCAAGTAAGGCTGAAGGCGTAGACTTTAAGAAGCTACGTTACAAGCTTGAACTATTCGATGGCTTTTGGTCAATTCCACTAGCCTTTTTGGTGTTTGCCATATCGGGTACGGTGTCGGTTGCCTATTTTGGTGATGCACTCATAAGCACTGAATACATCCAGTATATTGTCTTGGCTGCAATGGTTATGGTCTTTGCCAACTTCGTTGTTTTTTTGGGCATCAGATTCAATTTTCGTGCATTGCAAAAGGAGATATACAACAAGGAAGTTAAGTATGAAATAAATACCTATCTAACCACATGGCAAAAGGTTGTCTTATACCTGCTCTTATATGCATTCTACTTTGCTGCATACCTGTATATCTTACACATGCTGATGACGGTTACTGCGTAAGGGTAACCTCGGCTGCGTTTGTGGGTGTAAAGGAGAAGGGCGGTAATAACATGGGCTTTAATGATAAGGCTCTGCTTATTCTTATGAAGCAGGAAGGGTGGAAGCCCGGCTATGCGTGGTGTAGTTTTTTTGTCATGGCAATGCTCAACGAGTGCGGCATACCTAACACGATTACGGGATGGTCACCTACTGCGTACAATCGCAATGATGTAATCTTCACCGATGGAAAGTTCCTGCAAGCATTTACCGACAAGGATGTTTTGGTAATGACACTTAGTTACAACTCATTTAAGGGAAAGCGTTTTAAGGGCATAGGACACACTGGAATAGTCGATAGGGTATCTAAGTATTCAGTGCGTACAATTGAGGGCAATACCAACGAGCAGGGCATGCGAGATAGCCGCACACGGGATGGTGTGTACTACAAGATAAGACCACTATCTAAAAACTTACATATTACACGATGGAAAAAAACGAACTGAGAAGAATCGTAATCTACTTTGCAATCATTGCTGTTGTAGGTGTGTGCATGATTACGCTATTCAAGGGATGCGGTAATAAACCAAACCCGGCTATTGACCGCTTGCAAAGCATCAATGATTCACTATACAAAGTCATTGAGCGCAACACACAAAAAACGGATACGCTATTCATGAAGATTGATTCACTAAACATCAAAGGTGACACTATCATACAGCAGCAAGAAATAACTAACCAATATTATCGCAATGAAACTTTCAATATTCTTAATTCTGATAATGCTGCTGCCTCTAAGCAGTTCCGCACAACGCTCAAAAAGTCGGACAGCCTACTTAAAGCAGGATTTTACACCCGAACTTACAACCTACGATCTGCAACTTTTCAATCTCAACTACACTAGCATGATGTACTGGTATGGCACTGCCTTGGAAATAGACAGCCTATACCAACTTGAGAAGCTAAAGGTCGGTTACTACTCAAAGATAACGGGCATTCAGGCAGATAGTTATGAAACATTGCAGGCTATCTACGCCAACAAGCAAGCTATTGAAAAGGCTATTGATGCTGAGAAAGACGATGAGATTAAGCAGCTGAAGGCACGCAACAGACGGTTAATATTTTCCAACACAGCACTAACATTTGGAATAACTGCCATAGCTTTTTCTACTATATATTTTACACTGTTATAAAATGGAGTTTCAACCTAGAGATTTAGTGACCATTATAGGAGGGGCAGTATCCCTTACAGGTTTATACTATGCGTTAAAGCGTGATGTGGTAAAGGTTAGTGCATCACTAAGAACAGTGGAATCATACCACAAAAGAGAGGTTACTATGCTGGCTGAATCTATTAAGGATACGAAAGAAGAATTCAATACTAAACTGAGTGCAATGAAAGAAGAACAAAACAAAGCTATCGATAAGCTCGAAGGCAAGATAGACACCATAGCTACTCAGAACATTCAGATAAGTAACAACCTCGCAGAATTGACAGGGTACTTGCGGGGCAAATAACCGCCCATGACTAAAGCTAAATACCTTCACGTATATCTTGAGATTCAAAATCAGGAAGGTGTACTGAATGAGCGCATCCGTCAAGCGATGCAACGCCATAACATCACCATGACCTTTAAAGGTTTCCAACGTATGTACGTTGCATGGCGGCAAAGGCAAAGGAACAACCCTGAAAAAGCAATCTTTCAACAGCAGGTTGCACACGCACCGGGTAAACTTCAGCACCTTGAAACAAAGCTAAACGGATTTAGCAGCATACTCGATGAGCTTGCACCATCGGAATCTAATCCACTTGACCTGCCACCATCGCAGGAAGCAAACTACAAACCTTACAAGCTACCGATAAACCACAACAACATCTTATTGCTATCGGATATCCACGTGCCCTACCATAACATTCAGGCGTTGACACTGGCATTGAAGTATGGACTAGAGAACGATGTAAACACGATACTGCTCAATGGTGATATCATAGACTTCTATGCTATTAGTCGATTTGAGAAAGACCCACGCAAGCGCAACTTCGGGCATGAGGTGCTAATGACAAGGCAGTTTCTGCAAACGTTGCGAAAGCTATTTCCGAACGCTGCGATATATTACAAGTGCGGCAATCACGATGTGCGTTATGATCACTACATCATGCGTAATGCACCCGACCTTTTGGGCATGAATGAATTTAGCTTTGAAAGTTTAATGAAGCTCGATGAGTTAAACATTATGTTCATCCCGGATAAGCAGATAATCCACGCAGGAAAGTTGACAATACTCCACGGGCATGAGTTAGGCGCATCGGTATTTAGTCCTGTCAATATCGCACGTGGTTTGTTTTTACGTGCAAAGGACAGCGCATTGTGCGGTCACCATCACCAGGCAAGTGAACACACTGAGCCCAACATCAATGGCAAGCTAACAACGTGCTGGAGTGTGGCGTGCTTGTGCGAGTTGCACCCTGACTACATGCCCATCAACAAACACCACCACGGATTTGCACACGTGAGGGTTATGGACACGGGAGAGTTTGAAGTAAACAACTATCGTATTGTCAATGGCAAGATTCGTTAAATGAAAAAGACCCCACCGTTGCAGGGTCTTTTACAATCAAATAACAAAAAACAATTTAAAGACGGTGTTTAGAAACACAAAACCGTTGTAAATATAGCACAATGAAACGCAAGCCACATCCGAAAGTTATTCATCGCAAGTTAGGCAAGGAACGTGCGGATGGTTTGTACTGCGACAACGTTATTAAGATAGACCCAACGCTACCACCTATGCGCTACCTTATTGTGTTGATCCATGAGTATCTTCATCACATTCAACCTGAGTGGAGTGAGGAGAAGGTGGATGCTGAAGGCGAGGCACTGGGTAGGTTTCTTTGGAAGCATGGCTATCGCAAGGTGCAGCAATGATGCGCCCGCTGCTAAGAATTAAGTAGCGTGTCAAAACTTATCTGCTACGCCGGCATCGAGTAACTCACTTGCCAACCATTCACGTATCTTACCTACTATCTCGTATTGTTCTTGAGTAAGGTCTTGATATTTTTCAAGGCTACGCAGGTGCTGTTGTATTTCGTATATCACATTATGGTATTTGTTACCATTCACAGCGCAATCAAATGCGTGCTGGTCTTCCCGTAGGTCAAAGGTTAGTGTTGCTTTCATTTCGTTTGGCTTTTCTTTTTTTTGATTGAGGTTGTTGTATGGTGTATGCACCATATATGTTTTGGTCTACTTTGATTCCGATATCTTTAAACAATCGCAAGTATCTGTATGCTGTGCGTTCGGTTACCATCAGTTCTTTGGCTATCACATGCACGGGCATATCACGTTGCTGCATCTGAATCATTAGGGTTAGTGCTCGTTTAACCTTGTCCATTCTCTGCATCGTTTAATAGTTCTTGCATATCATGAATAAAGTTTCGTCCTCTTTGTGTGTGAACATCAAATAGACCAGGCTCATGCTTCTCAACTATGCGCATTGCCTTTTGCAGTAGTGTTAGTTCGTCCATTATTTCTTGCTTTGATTGAGTTTAAGTATTTCGTTTTTTACGTGGTGGTAGTAGGCTTTCACGGAATAGTATTCCCCGGTTTCTTCAAAGTCTTGCATTATATCGGTAGGTGCATTGCTTATGGCTTCATCCACGCAGTAGAGTGCGCAGTTGATAGCTTTGATATGCACCGCACCCAGTTGCCCTTCCTGCGCTTCACCTTCAACTATATCAAAATAGTTCGAGTACAGTTGCCATGCTTTATCCTTTGCCTTCATTTGTATCTTTGGTTATAGTAGTCTTCACCATTCTGATATGCAATTTCATTTGATATTGACATGCTACCATCGTCATGAATCTTTGGTGTCCATTTAACTTTTTCCTCCATAAATGCCTCTATAATCTGACATTTTTCCAAATCTTTGGCTTGCCTTCTTAATCTGGTAATTGCTAATGCATCCAGTGTACCTTCCGCAATGTGATTGCGTAGTTCATCAATTAAATATTCTACTGCTGTTTTATTACTCATAGTGCTAAGGTATTAAGGTATTCACGCCACATTGGTACACGCTCTTGAAGCTTTGCGATTGCTGACTCATCAAACTCCACAACCTTTTCGTGGATGCGTTCCTGCACTGGTATATCATATTCCCAATTTGCCAAATCACTTTCAAGGTTAGCGTGTGGATTCTCAGCAAGGAAGGTAGGCATATCGTAAATCATATTCTTTTCTATGCGCTGTGCCTTCTTAATAAATTCCTCGTTGCCTTGTGGATCAATAAGGTTCATCCTACGTGCGAGGCGGTACTTTTCATCGTCTATCATTTGCAGCGGTGCGTTCACAAGCACGAAGCAAAAGGTTGCAGTAGTTGCGCCCGTTAGCCACATGTACGCTTGACCTTGCCAGTAGTAGTCTTTGCTCAACTCGTTAGCCTTTGCATCGATAAAGGTATGGATATCCCATGACGATTTAATATCCGGGACGTTCACCACAACGCCACCATCTTTGATGAGCAAATCGGGCGTGCCCTTTATGTAATCATTGGTGAACATCTGCTCGTTCTTGAATACGATTTGCTTGCGCTCTCTGCGCCACATATCGATTGAGTCATTCTCAACTGCTACACCTTTCTCAATGTACTTGTTGCTGATGTCTTTGTAACGCTTGTACTTCTGTTGGATGTAGATTTCGAGTAGTGCGCTTTTGCAGGTTTCAGATAGTCCTGATTTGGTGCGTGCATCGGTCATTAGCTTACCAAGCTGCGATGCTCTAAATAAAGTTTGTTCCATTATGTTTTGTTATTTGATGGTTCGAAGATACTACAACAACCCGCTGAGTTGCTCCTTTTTAACATTTGCTAACTTTTCGATATCGGCAAAGAATTCCTGCGGGCATGCCTGGAGAATAATATCCAAATCGTCAAGGCTTTGCGCTTTCTCAATAAGCTCGTGCAAATATTGCACATCTTTATTCGATGAATTCAATGAGCCCTTCAACTTGAATGGCTTGTACACATCTGCGTTCTTGCGGTTAAGGTCACGGCCTAACAACTTACCAAATGACACAGCAGCGTTTTTAAGGCACTCTGTTTTAAGTTTAGGGAAGGCAAGGTCTAAGGCGTTCGGCTTTTTGTTATCTGCGTTTAATGCCCATCTATTGCGTTCAACAGGGTCGGCTGCTAATGCACTGGGTACTTTGTCCACCATAATAACGATAGAGGCTGCACCTGTTCTGCGTAACTCATACCCGGTAATCGGATGGATCACTACAAGGTCAAGGCTACCCACTACCTCGTTAGCCATGCGTTCCCATTTAAAATTCTCGGTGCGCCAATGGCCGAAGAACATTTCGTCTAACGTGGTTTCTACGTGACTAACTACCAGCGTGACCGCTTTACCATCGGGTGTCTTTTCAATACCGTCCTTATCAGGTGCAGCGTTGAGCATTTGCTGAAACTTCTGCAATGCTTCTAAATTGTCTTTGTGAAAACTGTTCATGTTGTTATTGATTTGAGATTAATACTTGGCTAAACAATCGTTGAGTTCTTGGCAGTAGCTGAGTACTGCGAAAATTACCACTGCCCATACGATGTACTTGATTACTTTGCTTGCTTTCATA